CTGGTCTACTTTGTTTTTACAATCATTACACTCCTTATTATTATATACATAGTATAATTTATACACTGAGAACACAATGAGGGCTACTGAACCTAAAACTACTCCTTTATATACATAAGACTGCTCTATTAACATATTGAAATAAAATTTAATATTTTCTATAGCACTCACTGAAAATGACATGACAAACGCGAGTAAATCTGATAATACACATTTGGTGGACTCTAGTGCTTTAATTCCTATACGCTTAACTGCTTCCCAAAGCATCTTGAAAAAGTCTGAAAGACGTTCAAACCTAGATCTACTAAATTCTTCTCTAAAGTGTTGGTCCTCCGGGTCTGTTGGTGTATCCTCTGCGTCTTCTGCTCTCTGGCGAGCCGCATCTTCTGCTTCTTCTGCGGCCTTTCTTTCTTCATCATTTGCGTAACAATCTCCAAAGTGTTCATCGGGATGCGGTGTATCAAATTCTCTAAAATTAGGTGTATCAAAATTTTCTGGTTGTTGATCTTTAAAATAGTTATGACAGTTCGTATTGGTTGCTACATATAGTCTATCTGCATATAAGTATTTAAATGTCTTACCGGAAACTTTAGTGAGTACGCTAAAACCACCAGCATTATATAAAAATCGTTCTGATGATGGATGAACTGCTGTCAAATGTTGCATTACATACGTTGATAATTTCCATTTCTGTTCTGTTCTAATTAATTCTATTAAAGGTACATAATTTCCTAGCTCACATTTAAATTTTAATTTACGTAACATTTTAAAAATTTTATCTGCTGCTTCTGATAAGTTATCGTCTCCTTGACCAAAGTTATCTCCAAGATCTATCCAAAATTGCGGTAATTTAACAATTGATGTGTTCATAAGTCTTTCTAATTGTTCCATTTCTACCCATGATACTTCTTTGGCGGTAACTAGTTGTTCTGCGGTAGATGAACCTGTTTGTTTCTGATAAATAATTGATTTCTGTTTCAAAAGCTGAAGGGTTTCTAATGCTAATTCATCTACAGTTACTAATTTTCCTCCTGTCTTAGTTGTATCTTTTACATAGTCTCTACCGTCTTGGTAAAAATAGAATTTTAAATGTGGGAAATTTTT